ATGGAACAACCTTAGATCTATATCTGGGGCAGTTGCGACATACGAGCTGACATTGAGCCTTGCCTCCACAATCGTACCCGTCTTCGTGTTGTCATCGAGACAGTTCAGGAAGGTGAAGAAATCGTTGGTGGTAACTTCTGATAATGCGTCACCAATGGCGTATTGCGTGGTGGTGGCTGGTCTGGTGATCGAATCTGTGACGAATCGAACAGCCCTGGTTAACTGGACTCTTTGTGGCATGACTATCTCCTAACGCTATCTAATTGTAGTTTTGTTTAGTAACCGACTCCCGCATCGGTCATCCTCCTCGGTACAACAACGAGAGGGGGAGGCTCTCGTTTTGGCGCTACAGTCTTTATGTCCTCATCACATAATCTACTCATCATATCAAGAAAATCATCGAACTCTGCTAGAGGAAAGTTCCCGTACTCCTCTTCAATAATGTCTTTTATGATATCACGGGCCGATCCGTCAACCATTGTTTTGAACATCGTCTGGGGTAACCAGATCCTCGATGCCGCGAACAAGGGGATTAATCGCCGGATTCTGTCCTCTTTCACCATCTTGCCGCCAAGTTCTATGATCTTGAACCGGTAGTCCAGCTGCTCCATCTGAGTTTGAATATGAGCGATGTCAGTCTGTGCGCCGTACTGCTCATATCCTACCGCTACGGGCCTATACTGCTCATGCCATTCAAAGAGCTGCTTGGTCCTCTCGACAAGGTTTAAACGGTCCCTGATCCCGTCTAGCAAGTAATAGTTCCCATCCGGCGCGTAGGAGAATACCCCCATGGCCGTGTTATCTCTCCGGCCTTTGACCCCAGGCTTTCTCTCTCCTGCTGGATCTACGAGGATTATCTTGTTGCCTCTTCGCGGCATCTTAGTGTAATAGTTCAGCCAGGACATCTGCAGCTCACCACCACCCTTCGGAGTAGGTCTTTGCTGATACTGTCCTGCAGTAACGTATGGACCCCAGACTTCCTTCTGGGCCGTGATGGCTTTCTCGTCCACCATCCCCCTGAACAGTAATTCACCTGGGGAAGTTCTCGGATCAACAATATCAGGCCTATCGATGTCCCGATCCGCATTGAAGATAATATCTGGATCGTATTCCATGGGAATGACGAGATTGACCCACTTCAGTTCTTTGTAGGCCAACAGGTGGCCGGTGATGTCCTTCGCATGCAACCTCTGCATGATGACAATTACAGCAGATTCGTTGGCAGAGTTAAGGCGAGAAGACCAAGCATTATCCCAGCGATCAAGAATATTTTCTCTCTCTCTATCGGATTCGGTTCCTTGCGCGTCATGAGGGTCATCCCATATTACCGTGTCACCACGTTTACCAGTAACCTTGGCCGTCACACCCTGTGATAGCCTTAATCCCTGCTGTGTGTTGGCGAACAGGGTTTTCTCGCCCTGCTCCTTGGATATCGAGACCGTATCTCCCCAGTTCTCCTGATACCACTCGGAATCAATCAGCTGGCGCATCTTCAATGCGTCTCTGGTGGCCAATGTCCCCTCGTTACTGCCGCACAAGAATCTATGCGGAGCGTCCCTTGTCCATACCCAGGCTGGGTAGAACACCGAGACAATCAGGCTCTTCATCATGCCTGGGGGAATGTTGATGATTAATCGCCGGATCTTCTCGCCCCTGATCGCTTCAAGATAAGCGCATAGCACATCGAGATGCCAGTTCCACTTCAGCTCGGTCCCAGGCTCTAATATAGACCATGCTGCCCTGACGAACTCTGCCAGCGATTCTTCCTGCTTGCGCTTGTTGTTGCGGATCTTGACCTGCTCCAACATGGCATGGAGGTCTTCATCCCCCAGACTTGATAGATCTAGCTGTGCTTCACTCATATACCGCCGTCACTTTGCAGGCCGCACCAAGCTCTGCCGCTATCTCATTCCCAGAGGAATCAACAATGACCGCTTCTTTACTCCGCCCTATAGGTCTCATCAGCCCTGCGCCATCGGTTTGAAAGTGAGGGTGATATTGCCAGTACCAGAAGCATTCGGCTCGACAATGAGATTGTCAGTGAATTCGGCGTTGTCGCAGTCGTATGAATTACCAGCCGCTGCTGACGCAGGAATGGTGAATAGGGTGTCGGTGCCGTTCTTGATTGCTACCGAATGGGCGCTGAGAACAACATTAATGAACACGCCACTGAGCGTCACGGCCTTCTCGGAGACCGTTATTGTCCCGTTTGAGAGGTCTACCGCTTTAGGTGTGGTGCCTTTATTTCCAGCCATCCGCGCAGTATAGCGCGAATTTAATCGTATCTCCTACAACAATACCCTGTGAACGATCCTTGAAGCAGGGTGACATTGAAGAACTGGGCCAGGATCTGCTGCCACTGCTTCGGGGTTTTATGCTCCCGATTGCCACATGCAGCCGTCCCACTCAGGGCCGCTTCGGACACAACGGCGATCAGCGCGGTTCCCCTAGGCTTCAACAGGTGATAGATATTCACGAGTATCAGGTCGATTAAATGATCACTTGGTTGAACATTGAGGACATAGTTGCACATGACCGTGTCATACTGGATTAGTAACACCTCCGGATCTGGATGAGTGATCATGTCGTACTTCTCAAACTCATGCTCCTCCTTGCCGCACCCATAGTCCAATACGGCCCCTTGAAGGAGTTCTTCGTTCCGGTAATACCGTAAGGGGGATGATCCCCTGGAAAGTGCCGTAGCACCCCCATATTCCCCATCGTCACGCTTCTCAGGGGGTTCTTCAACCACAAAGAGCTTCTGGATCTCGTCTTCCGCAAATCCGGTCTGGGTCAGGTCTGTAACGTCCATATCCCCCAAGTCCGTGATCTCAAGCCGCAATAATTCGTCATTCCACTCAGCCGCTTCCCCAACCTTGTTATCCGCGATCCGGTACGCCTGGGCCGGAGTCAGTTTATCCGCCACAATGACCGGCATCTCCAGCCAAGCTAAGGATAGCGCCGCCAAGTACCGTGTATGGCCGACAATAATCACGCCATCTGAATCAACCACGATAGGCTGCTGCCAGCCGTACTCCTTCAGAGATACCGCCACTTTCTGGATGGCTGATGCGTTATCACGGGGATTTCTGTGGTATGGGTGGATCTTGTCGGATGACCATGTCTGGACGTTCATCAGGGCTGATGGGGTTTCAGTGGGAGGCCTTTTTTCTGTCTGGGGCTTCTCCCCCAACCCAAACTTGTCGAGCTGCTTGTGCCATGCATCGAGAGATCCGCCTTTGGCCGGTTCCGTCAGAGTCTGGAGCCACCGGTGAGACCAGTCGAAAGACTCCTGTACATCGAATCCCTGGTAATCATCCTTCACCCAGAGCCACTTGTGATGCCAGACAGCCTTGCTGGACCCGAGCTTTATCTCGCCCTCGGATATGTATGTCAGGGTCTTCCCCACCATAGGCTCCCGAGCCGTATCGAAATCTGGGGCCTCGTCCAGCCTGACCTTGCCGCTCCTCAGATCCACCATCACGCAATCGAACAGGAACGCCTCTGTATCCGCTACCGACAGAATCCTCTCCCAGGTCCCAGGGTCTAAGTATTCCTCCCAGTACAGCCGGTGAAAATACACCTTACCACTGATCTCCTTGCCGACATTATCTTCGGCCCTCTTGATCACAGACCCCTTCAGCGTTCTCAACACCTTCATTTCCAATCCTCTATACTGATGCGTAAATGCCTGATCTCTACAGACATATCGTGCATCTCATCTACTAGCTGCCTCACGGCCATGGCAATAACAATGGCCGATAGCCCTATCTCGAAAACAAGAGCAAGCAGCAGCCACCAGTATGCTGTCATTCAGCCTCCAACTCAGCAATCCTGCCTAACGCAACACTAAAGAATCGCCCTTCCCTCATTGCTTCCCTTGCCCAATCAGGCATCAGCGTCACGGCCTATGTTATATCCCACCCAACACCCGATAATGAAACTCACCACCGCTAGCATTATTGTCTCAATCATTTCGCTGGCCCTATCCGTAGGCTAATCGTAAACCCTTTCCATGCTTTTTGAATGTCGGTACTCCAATCGTGAGTGTTGTGCCACATTTCGATCTTGTGGCCGATCCGGAAAGCAAACGTCGTCTTACGCCCGATCTTCTTAACAATGTAGTAGCTGTAGTAGTGGAATCTCTGGTCGTCGGCCTGAAGGAGCTGCCAGCCGTAAACTCCCCTGGCAGGCCACCTGGAATCGTGGATATACTGCTGCCCAGCCAGAACTCGGGTCTTGGCCTCACGCATATTGACCGATAGCCCCCTGGTAAATCGCATGTTGTTCACAGGGTTCCGGACAGCCAGCCACCACCATTGATTCAGGAACTGGTCAGATCCGCCCCAGACAATCCCAGCCGGTCTCCCTTGGCCCCCTCTCTATCATTTCCCCAGATCCACGCCCACCTGGGTAGAGAGACAAGCCACCAAGATCTGCCGGTGTTGTACTCCGTAAACGGGTGTTTGAGCGACGATTCCGTCTTGAACAACAGCGCCACCGGCACTACGAACAACCCCAAAAACATCAGCGGTATCCGGATCAATGCCAGTACCGTCCACTGCAACACAACCTCAAGTAGTATCTTCATAGCTCCTCCGTTAGTGTGGGCCTGCCAGACA